TTATGCAGTAAACAACTCCTTTAATTCAAGAAAATCAGCGGAAGTGATCTTCACCTTTCCGAGGTTTCCCACCACCATATCAAGCAACGGGTTATGAGGAAGTTCAGCCACAATCTCGCCTTTTCCTACGGTTATCGGTATCATGCCTATTTTGTATTCTTGAATATCCATTTCCTTGAACATATCAACGAACATATCAATAGCAACATCCGTATCTATTGTTCCGTTCTCGTCCGTAATGAACAGCAGGGAGTTGTCTATCATGCCGTTTAGCTTTCCGTCAGCCTTTGAAAGATAATTATTCAACCCCCGTTTCAGCAACACCTTTGTTTGCGGCTTATTAGGAAAAAGCTCGTCTATCCTATATTCAACCCATTCTTGAATGGCGGTTTTAAAATCTCCCTTGAATTTATTTATGTCAGTTGCCTTCATTTCTTCGTCCCTTTCTTAGATTGTTCACTTTTCATTTTCTTATATTCAGCATAAGGCATGTCTGAATACTTTTCTTTGTATTCTTTGAAATCGTCCAGTTCGGCATCAGCTTCCTTTTGCGCTGATTTCCTTAACCGTTTCAACAGGGTAAGGTGATTGTCAAGCGCATCCTTTCCGGCTTGGCTCTGTTCAACTACCGGACGCATCATTGCCATGTATTGTTCATTCAATATCATGGTAATATGATTACTGCTTTCCTGAAACTCCTCTGTGGAAGCAATAATCTCACGTTCTTTTTCCGTCATTCCGTCCCATAGAGCATCCACCTCATCCCATACAGGAGACTGGCTTTTAGGTTGTTGTGTAGGCTGTTGGGCTATATGTTGCTCATACATCCTTTTCTGCATCTCTACTTGCTGCTGGGCCTGTTGCAACTCTGCTATCTTGGAATCAAAGCTACTACCTCCCAATATAGGGTCATTTAAGAATATATTGTTCATAATTTCATTAGTCAGTGGTTGATAATTGGAAAGTGGAAAGCATGCCCGTAGGCATACCCTCCACTGACCGTTTACTTTTTGCGCTTGGTCTTGCGCTTTGGCTTATTAGGCTGTGGGAGCCGGATTGCTGCCGGGGCAACAACCACATCTCTGACTGGGAAACCCGGTCACAGTAGGAGTGCTCGGCAAAGTTACGACACCCTTGATGTTGCGACAGTCAAGTCTATCTGTATGGTTGATAGACGCAGTGAACGCCTTGTCGATCTCACACATGATAAGCTTGTCTTGGTAAGGACGGATAGCAGCACCTACTGCAACTTCTTTTTCAAGTCCGCTGATACGGGCGTTAAGCTCGTCGAATCCGTCACGCTGGCCCTTATACAAGCTAAATGCTGCGTTATTCAACTTGTCTGTCTGAACATCATAGAGGTCACGCATGGACTTGTACAGCCCGAAGTCTCCGTCTACCTGTGACTTCCACAAACCGAACTTTTCAGCGACATCCGTATCACGATGCTGGTACATCAGATTCAGAGTGTTCATCTTCAAGCCCCACATCTCGTTAGTAAGCGCCAACTGGGCTTCACATGAATGTGAATAAGCACCGAACGCGGTAGGAGCCGCACCGTTACGCCCTGCGATAGCATCACTTACTGTGTTGATGTTTACGTTCTCAGGCATATTGCCACCGAACCCGAAACCTCCACGACCGCGGCCCCAAATGGCAGCTGCGCCCAATGCAGTACCTATGATACCTGTTGCGAGTGCTGCATTACCAACGCCTTTTGAAGCATATTCCTTACGATTTTCATCGTGAACATACTCCTTTTCCTTGATAATTTGTTTTACTTCTGCTTCCATAATAACTATTTTTGGAATTACAGCCACTATTGACTGCACAGCAAAGGACAGGATAAGTCGTTTGTTAATCAAATAGTTATTTGTAAGCTGTTTGTAAGTTGCTTGTTTGTTTCTTGTAAGAACAAATCAACACTCATTTTCTGCTTTCTGCGAATAAAGCCGTTCTTTAACGAGTTAATACGCTGCTGGCTCATGCCTGAATACTTCTCTATCATCTTCTCTGTGAATCCGGCCCTTATAAGCCAGTCTACAAGGATGGACCGGGCGTCTACGTACTTCTCCTCATGCGAGGTAAGGAACTTGTCTAATTCAATGTCCGCAATCTCACAGACTGCCTTTTCCGCTTTCTCGTAAATTCTTTTTAATTTCTCCATTTCAAAAAAATATTAGGGTTATACAAAAACAAAACATCACGAAAACCGTTAATAGCTAATGAAAGCCCTTAAACAGTCCTCGTGATGTTTGCCCGTTGCGGATTGGTAGTCAGTACGGGTTAGGGCTTTCTTTCTACTCTAAGCCCCGAAAGAGCGTCAGCTAAAGCCAACTTCTACACTTATTTCTTTTTTATCCTTATGGCAAGCCAAATAACGGCCAATGCGACACATGCAATATTTAGCATCATGCTCGCACCTCCGTAATTGATTTTAAACCGTTCCCACCATGATAGTTTCCTTTCCACAGGATAAGGCTTTGGCACTTCAATTCTGCTTATCTTTTCAATGAAGTAAGGTATCTTTACCGTTACCGTAGCTTGAGGATATATTCCCAATGAGTGATTCAATATCCCTTTATTCCAAGACGCATAACTATAAGCATACGGGTTATGCAGGAATGACACTGTATCGGCAACAGACACGCTGTCTTTGTAAGGCATCAGCTTCTCTTGAAACGTTGTATCGTGGTAGACTATACTGTCAAGCACTTTGGTTTCAACAGGCACATAGACCGTCCTCGTTCGGCACGAAGCAAACACGAACACCAGCAGCATAGCCAGCAATCCAACAGACGCCCAAAATAATAGCTTTCTTGGTTCTTTCATGGCAAATAGTTTATAAGTTACGAAATAGAGGAATCTTCATTTTTCCACTCCCTGCTATTCAGGATGCTACCAAGTTCTCTACTGTTATGTTCGTAAACCGTTAGTTTATCCTCGTCAGTCAACACAGGGGACACGAAGTCATAATGAAGAATAACCTTGCTTCCGTTCACACTCTTACGCGCATGCTCAGGTACTACTATTCCCTTTTGCAAGCACCATTCTACTGTTACAATTACATATTTCATCCGTTTAATCTTTTAGTCCAAATTTCATTTAACTTTATCTTCTCTTGCTCTATTTCATCAGGAGTGAGAGATTTATCGTAGAGGGCGAAGTAGTAGATAGCAACATTAGAAAACTCCTGACATCTACCTAAACTTAGATTATATGCATTCGCTCCTAAACTCAAAATATTTGTATCTGATGCATCTCCTGCTATGATATTTCTATCATTATAGGCAGTCTTACTTTGATATATTATTTGATTTGAGTTAAACAATCCAACTGCATTATCTTTTCCAAAAGAATATAAAGCCTTACTACCATTGGCAGTAACTCTTTCAATAACAAAAGCACCAAAACTTCCTATATCATCAGGATAAGTACGTTTGGAAGCAACAGCAGAAGAGTTGTTCGTATTAATTATTTCTCTCCTGCATATCACTGTATAATCCGTTTGTATCGGTATATTGTCACATACAGCATAATCATCTACACCATCGAATACAAGAGAACCTTCATAAGAAGAAGCCGCTTTTCCGCCGTCAGTTCCGCCACTGTGGTCTACACTTCCACCAAACCCGCTATTAGAAGTAAACGCAAAGTTCTTCAGTACAAGTTCATACCCCTTGTAACCCTTTATCGAAGCAGGAGGATTATCATTGCTGTATCCTGACATAAACCAAGCGTCAACAAGAGACTTGTGAAACAAACTCCCCGAACCCCTAGCGCTTGCAGAACCGACACCCGGCAGACGTATGGTGTCAATGCCGATGCTCTGAATTGCGACTTTGTTTAGTTCGATATTATTCATTGCCCTATTTTTTTAGCTTCCAACACTTCCGTAAACGATTCAACCGACACATTAACCCCTGCCGGGACATCTACATTGAAAATCAAGTTGGCACTACCGTTGTACGGGCCATAGCCGCCTACGTAGATTGCATCCATGCCGTCAATGTTGGCATAGATATTTAGCGAACCTGCTTCTTGTCTCTTCACCTGTATGGTAACAGGGCCCTCGGATACGAAAGATGCTACGTACTTGTTTTCCTCGTTTTTGCTGAATGATAAATCTGTTGCTGCCATAATGCTTTTATTTAATTGTTAATAATTATCCTTTGAAATATACGACTTTACCCTTTGTCCCGTCATTACGCATATCAAGATGCACCCACGTAACATCCTGCTCCAGTCTGACAGGATACGGCAAAAGTATTTGGTTGGCTTTAATCCAGTTGCGGACCTCAAGATCCGTCATGTCCTTTACATCGAAATCAATGCCCGTACCTTGCATGTGTGCCGATACGTACACTTTTTCAAGCCTTGTTTTTTCTGCAACAAGCTGGCAGACGTTGCATCTAAAACCTCGCTGTGTCAGATTACCGCCTACCTGCCAATTATTCACATAGATAGGCTTGCCAAGTTTCTCCCTGATAACAAGCAGTGTTTCCAACAGGCGGTTATCGAAGAACTGCCAAGCGTTATTACCGTACTTCTCGTACACGTGTCGGCATACAAGTTCCTGAATGTCGAAGTAGTCTTTAATATTCATTTCTTTTCCTCCTCGTTTTTGGTTATTGCTATATTTGCAAAAAAAATCATGTTAAAATACAACTCATTTTTCTATGGATTTATCGACATATCCGGTTCTCTTTACCGAAAGTGTATAAATTATTATATAAAAAGAAAATGGTGCAATAAAAGCAAAGTCAATTAAACTCATTTATTTTCCTCCTTATCTTTCGTTATTATCTCACTAACATCTTCCTTATCAACATTAAAAACCTTTTTGCAGAATATGCCCAAAGCCTTTAATATGTTGAAATCATACCCTTTAGGCTTTAATATGTTGCTTATAATAGAACAAAACTCTATAAAGCACACAAAGAGACAGGAATATATATCAATGTTCCACTTGTCTCCGGAAGCAATGTTTATCATCACAACCATGCAGACAAAGGCAAAGTAAGTTACCATTTTACCCATAGTACGGCGTATGGCTCCGGAGAAACGTACTTCCTCATTCATTAATAAACTCTTTCTAACTCCAAACGCCAAATCGCAGATAATAACTGAAAATGATACTATCAGCCAAGGTATCATATGCTCCAATGACTGCATAATAAAGCTGCTTGCTATCACCGCGAATCCACCCGGTATGCTTTGGGTAACAATGTTTTCTTTCATTTTATCGTTATGTTTGAATTTCTTCTTATATTTGTATCATTCATAGTATCAGAACTAACTACTGCATCCCCGTTTGGCTCGTGAGAGTGGAGCGGGGGTTATTATTTTGTTTATCAGATTCATATTGTATTTTTATTAGAATTAAGCCCATGTTCCTGTTCTTAGATTAAATTCTTCGGAAAAAATCATTTGTCTTCTTGAATCTCCGCTGCCAGTCGCATACACTGTTACATAGACATAATCTGTATATTCATTTCCCACTCCGATACCTCCTGATTGGTTCGGATATGCAACTATCGTTGTCTGACTATTCCCGTTTATAACTTTTTGCGTAGAGGTAAAGTCAAAATCGTACCCGCTTGCATTTCTATCATCTACTTGAACCTCAAATTTTACAGAGATGCTATTCCCGCTTTCATTTTTGGGAGAATATCTAATAGAATCTATAATGTAAGAATACTCGTATCCGTAGATGTCATCTATTCCGCTTCTTTCTATAAAATCAACAGAAACGTCAGACTTAACAAGAGTAATGACGCCGGTAATAGAGTCCTTGTATTTTAATATAAATTCTTTGTATCCGATATTAGAATCCGGGCATAGATAGTAGGATCTTGGGAAATCTGGCTGATTGGATAATTCTCCTGTAAAGCTACATTGACACAACAACGCAGAAACAGCTATTTTATCACCAGCTTCCCATAAGGAGGGAATAGGCATTGTTACATAATCGTCAAACTCCCAAGATTTTAGGGGCTTAGATGTGGTCTGCCAAACAAATCCTGAACGAGACATATTATTTATCCCAACGCCGATAAACCACTCTAATTCGTTGTAAAACAATTCTGATAACAATACGTTATAATCCGGCCTGTACAAGTTTCCAACGGCTGAATCTATCTTTACGTACACTTCATTTGTTTGTATTCCTATATACACCTCATCCGGGAAAGATACAGCCAATGGGATAACAGCATCTGTATAATATCCTTTAAAATCAGACAAACGCAGAGGAGATGCCTCTCCCCCAGGGGGCATAAGATATTCCCAAACCCTATTTTTCCCAAAATTAAGTCTGTCAACAACTGGAACATTTATTCCATAATGTGCATATTGAAATTCCACATCTGTAAGGTCAAAATTTTTCCTATATCGAACAGGTTTGTACTTAGCCCACATGTTGATATTGGCCCTCGTTTGGAAGAATGTTATCACATCATTAGTGACACTTCCCCCCGCAGCGTTCAGTACGTCACGTATGTTACCTGCAAGGTTGACATCGGTATTAGGTACAATAGCCATATCATACCTCCTTCCGTATAATGGTGATACCACCAGTAACAGCAATAGACATATCGCTGTCACCGTCAATCTCGTAGTCTCCATGTACGACCCTGTCCGCTTCATATAGGCTTTCATCTGCATAACAATTCCAATTAGAGGATTTTACCCCCCCCACGCAAGTTGTTGATAACCAATAGATTACCAATAACTAACAAATCAACCTTTACCTTTTTCATGACACAACCCCTTTCTGATTAGTTACTTGAACACATCAAATACACCCTCTATTGCAGTGCGCAAGATGTACGGATAGTTCTCCGCATACTTCTTCAGGGCTGCTGCCTGTTCTTTTGTTACCTTTGACTGGCCTGTTTTGTAGATTTCGCGGGCTACTTCCACCTCGCCCAATTCCTTAGACTGGGAGTATATCACGTTGGCAAACTGCTTAACCAATACGCCAATCTCACCGTCACCGTCTACGAATATCTTAGACTTTGAGCCGTCAATGTTTTCGATTTCTGCTTTGGCAAAGTCAATATCTCTCAACTCTTCTTTTTCTTTCTTTTCTTCCATGATGATTATAGTTTAATGGTTGTACAATTACAATGAAACAGGCTGTGCGGTAGCTATCTTGGCTTTCGTGTCAGCGATAAAGGTGTTGACGGCCGCGGTGATATTGCACTGCTCCTGCTTGTCTCCCACGTTATGGTTGATGCTCAGGTTCTCGTTGCCGTAACTGTTGAAAGTAGCCACCTGTGAGCCGTCTTTCTTCACTGTGCCTGAATTGATATTACCTACAATGTCATTGTTTATCTCGGCATCCGCTTCAATGTCATAGACCTTAGATTCGTCTACGGAGTTATTCACTCTTACTGTTGCTCTCACTAACTTTTCATAAGCCACTTTTTCTGCGGCGGTTGTTGATGTACTCATAACTTTTGTTTTTATTGGTTACTATTCTATTATTATCATATTGTCATTTGCATCTACTTGCATCGATGTGATTTTCATTTGGGAAAGGCCGATTATTCCCAATATCTCTATCCCGGTCTCACGCTCTATGCTGTTTCTCACGCCTGATATGTCGGTAATGAGGAACTGCGGAATATCTTTCCCACCAAACCGCACAAGCGTATTGCAGTAATACACATCTTCCATTTCACCGCCAGCGCCAACAAGAGAGCCGGGGTATTTGCGTCCTCTCACGATGTCGAACTTCTTTACCTTGTCCTCGGCAATAAGCCCAACACTCGCACCTGTATCGATAAGGAAGAAACCTTTCTTTCCGTTTACCTCGGCTTCAATGATAAGCCGCTTGTCTGATAATGATTTGAACTGTTTCATGGTCTATTGCATTAATAATTCTGTATATCTACTGTTTGAGATAGTGTTTGTCCATTGATTACGACAGTTACATTCACTTTCTTTGCTCCGTCAAAATTGGATATTTGAGAACCAAGATATGACTTACCGAAACTAAGGTAGGTATCGGCGTTAATGTACTCGTTGTAAGTAAATGTGTTTATAACAGATTCATACTGAGTATATATAGTAACCTTGATATTGGCCGATAATCTACTGTTGGTATTATTGTATATCTTGCAGTTTACAGATATTACCTTTGTTCCGGTGCTAATCTTAGTAGCGCTTAATTCTTTTAATTCTACTGGTGGCGCGTAATTCTTCAATGTAACCTCACCGTATGTGAATGTTAACGGCGTGAAGAAACCGGACGTAGGAGCCGTACTTGAACCTACATCCTTAACGCTCGAAACAAAGAGGAATGATTTATATTTTCCGGCAGCATGGCGAACCCTGTCAAATACGAATATAGCATTACCCGGATAATTGCCTATTGTTGGGTCATCAGCGACAGAAGCGTTACCAGTAGCCATATAAAACTCTGTACTACCAATCTTTAGCAGTCCGAGACATAAATAGCTATTTCTCCAATCACCAACTACACTACCTCCCGAATTAATATAATGGAGATCGGCTAATGTAAGGTTGTATTGCTGAGACGGTTGTACGTTAACAGGAACCGTTATTGAAAAGGCGGTTGTGCTGTCAGCCATCATTACAGAGTCATTATAAGGTAGATACGGTTGTACAGCTTCAGTATAATATCCCCTGAAATCTTCAAGCCTTAGGGGTTCCGAAGTGCCACCGACTGGAGGTATATAGGCAAAATAAGGAGTACCACAATTTCCAGCAAGAGGCGAGCCGTTACGGACATAATCAGCCATGTAGTTGACATTGTCCCAATACGGCACATTAGACAACCCCCAGTTTCTTGAACTGCGCTCATTATCGGTTACGTTAAAGTTTTTCGGGTATTTGAACGGCTTATACTTCGCCCATTCTCTAATATTTGCATCCGCAGTAAAAAAGCTTGGTGCATAATTGATATTAACATCCCCCCCTGCATCCCTCAGCACCGCACCGATGTTGTTTGACAGGTTAATATTGGTATCGGGTATTATTGCCATTATGCTGCCCTCCTTTCCAGTTCGATAACGCGGTTCTTTAGTTCTTCATTCTCACGTTTTAATCTCTCTATCTCTGTTTCGTGTCTGCCAAAATCCTCTATCAAAAATCTTTGGAAATGCTTGGCCATAGACAATACGCATGTAGTTGCAAGCACATCATAACTCATTGTGAAGAAGCCCTCATTGTCTGTGTCTGTCACCTGTGGAAGAAATGCGTTCCAATACTGGGCGCTCGTTCCTGCTCTGACCTTGCATTTTTCATCTGTCTTGAAAGTGTAATCGAAAAGGTCAGCGTTTGCCATTACGTCAAGAGGTACGATGATGCTGTTCAGGACGTTCTTCTTTCTTAAGTCGGAGTACATTGTTATTCCGCCATAGGTGAGAAGATTACCCGGGCAAATAGTATTGCCACTTCCGTCCAGCAGAGTTAAAGTTCTTGCAATCGACGAAAACGCACCTGTGTATTGCCTTACATAGATAGGCTCTGTGCCGTCATCCGCTGTTGCAATCTCTACCCAGCCTTGATTTGACGGGCCACCGCACCTAATACGGAAGGAATCATTACCTGCCATTTGCTGGTATAACAAGTTGCGCTCGTTGCCACCTGAAAGAATTTCGAAGTAGATAGTTCCATTTACTCCAATATCTCCATTTATATAAAGCTTTTTACCTGATGTCGATGTAGTGCCTATGCCGACGTTGCCATTTGAAAGAAACGAGGCGATTTCACCGCCGTTTTCTCTCCATATAAAGAACCTATCTGGATAAACTCCTGCAACAAAATGTTCTCCACTACATTGATAGTCTATGGAGCATTCCGACCCGCCACTATTCCTTAATATAATTGGATAAATACCACCTGAATTAACATGAATAGTTCCGTTAACATTCCCCGTCCCGTCAAAAGTCTGTCCCCATAAACTGCGAGGGGTCTCCAATCTAACGGCCTTTTGAACTAAGTAATCGTAAGATACAAGATTTAATACCCCTTGATTACCTACGGACGTGGTCGGCTCTACATAGACAGGATAATCAATATAACCGCTAATTTCCGTTCTTTCGTAATACACACTTACGCCAGCACGATAATCAGTGCATACCCTATATTCGCATCCGCCACCTCTTAGATACACAACAAGCTTACCAGCACTATTACCAGCATGTTCAGCTTTTGATATCAGGTTGGCGTATGGCTGCCTGACATATTTTGTAACGATATATCCGCCGTTTCCGTCCCAACCGTTATAACGTCCTTCGTACATGGCCCACATGGATGAAGTGCCATTATCATGATTTCCCGGATAAGAGGGAGTTCTGCTTCCTAAGTTTTTATATATGCTAATCCTACTGTTCCATGTTTTTGTGGAATCTATTGTAATAGCCACCGGATAGTATGTGTTTGCATCTCCTTCGACATTGATTACCTGCTCGTTTCCCCATGCGGTAAAGGCTTCGTTCATGCTTGAGAACATGTCTCGTTTGTTGCCGGCATCCCAAACTTTATACCCATTTTGATATATTGCAGGAGCTTCAAAATATTCTCCCCCTTGTTCTCCGACAAGAATTAGACCTGCTGGAGCACGATAGTCATCATAATCATTATATACCAGCTTAACACCTTGCCCATTTGCTATTTGTTCTCTGAATGTTATACCTATTGATCCTGAATATGAGGGACGTTCTGATGTGTGAGCGAAAACCAAATTTCCTGTCATCGCATCCCCGATCTTGTTGACGTAGCGGTTATCCAGTTCGCCTGCGTAGTTGCCTGTGTGGAGGACTTTATAATTATTAGACCCTAAAAGAATATTTACGTCTCCGCTTACCCAGTCTTGATTAATATCGGTTTTAGCTATTCTTAGGTTACCGTCTCCGTCTGTGAAGTTAATTCCAATTCTATTGGAACCTGCGTTGTTAAAACTGATAGCAGACTTGGTTCTTGGAATAGATATAAGGTCAATGCCAGAATCTGCGTTAAATAACAATTTTCCTGTCATCGTATCCCCTGCCTTGTTGACGTAGCGGTTATCCAGTTCGGCAGAATAGTTATTTGTAGTAAGTATTTTATATCCGTCAATTCCCCACCTATCACCATAATATCCAAGTCTTGATAATACTGATCCTTCGCTATTAGCTGCTCCAATTAAGGCGTGATTATCATCATCCCTCATTATTAGCTTTACGTCAGACTGTGTATCAATAAATACTGTCTGTCTAAATTCCTTAGTTCCGTATATTTGTTGATGTGTGTCAATTGTTACCGCATCCGTAATCCCATAGCCGCTTAGAGTAGTAGGATGAGATGACAGCTCACCAAACGAATAACTCGGCTTGTTCGGCTGCTTGGCCCAAGAATATACGTCACTTGCTGGCAATGTGGTGGGGTAATTCGGCAATGTAATAAGCTTCGTGGTTTCATCAGGAGAATAGGTTGTTCCGTTAAGTATAATCCCGTCTACCGAACCACCTCCAACACCGCCTATTACGCTTAATACACCACCCTCTTTTGACAAGGTGGTATTGTCAATCGGAAGCGCATCAAGAATGGTTGATGCCGTATGACTGCCTTGTGCAAACATGGTAAGACTACCTGTCAAAATCAAATCACCGTCTAACTCAACCACTCCGTCAGAATGCTTCTTCACAAGTATATCACCGATATTTAAGCCGTTTATGAATGACTTGATACCTGTAATGTCCTGTGCACCCGATTTGGTTACGTAATCGGCTAATAGCCCGGATATGTCGTTTTTGGTGTAGGCGTCTGTGATGCCATAGCCTGCAAGGGTGGTGGCCTTATCCGCCTTAACGGAGAGTAATTCAGCTAACGTGCTTGTCTGCGTCTGACCTGCAAGGAATGATTCAAGCTCTTTCCATTTATTGATGATACCGTCAGTATCAGTCCCCTCCAAGAAGTTATCTACCTTAGCGGATAATTGAGACAAGGACGATGAAGTAGCATAACCGCTAAGTGTGTTATTAACCCATTGCTCCGTAGCATAACCGCTTAATGAAGGATAATTAGGCAAGGTGATTATTCCGTCCTCATTAGGAGTGTAAGTGTTACCATTTACCACTATACCATTGGCAGTACCCTTTCCACCTGTTGAGACAAGCTTTCCGTCAACCCACTGAATCGTCACACCGTCTATTGGGAGACCTTCGTAGATTGAAGGGACTTGAACGTCTGCGCCTGCGTACATGGTTACTCCGTAGGCGGTAACAACGGGGAATTTTGAATAAGCGTACTTAGCCCCACTTTCATCTTCTTTGAATTGCCAGATATTCTTTATTGCTGCAAATCCATCCAACATCATTTGTTGGGTTCTGTTATACGACTGCGTGAGGGAAGTAGTCATATCATTAAGAACAGAAAGCAAGTTTATATCCTTATTGGCGGATATAACCTCTTCTTTCAATTCTTGAGTGTTTCCCTTAATCTTCTCATTGCCTACTGTAATAGACTGAATGTATTTAAAATCTATCTTGGTGACAAGCTTTATTACACGAGTAGAGACAGAATATCCTCCATTTACATAGGTAATTTTCCGGCCTATTGATAAATCAGGGTTATTCTCACTAAATGATATTGGGTTAGATGAAAACTGATAATTGTTTAGATCAGAAGATAGACGTGATATCTCCTTATTCATTTCCGATTCAAGCTCCAAATAGGCAGAACCTGTATATTCTTCCGGCATGCGGATGTTGAATAAGATAATCTCATCACCATTATTAGGGATGAGTGACGTTATAGCAGGTATGATATACGTCCCTTCCTCCTTAAACTTGATTTCATAATCCCCAGGAGTAAGGATAACACTTGTACCGTCAGCACTTGATACCGTTTCCGCTTTGTCATGATAAATAAGCTCAAATTCCCTTCCTTGAAGAGCGCCGGATTCAAAATGAACAGACAAGGCTTTTCCTGAAATCAACATACCTTCTGGGTTGTCCTTGCTGTAAATAGTGTTGTTTAAGACAAATCCCGGTACTTTGAAATACCATATTGAATATTGGTCGTATATAGGATTGCCTTCATTATCAGTACCTACCTGAACTTTTTCCCCATCTTCCCCGATAGTCCACATAAGACGCACACGCACATCGGATATTTCTAAAGATGAAGAAGGATAGACATTGTCGAATATTAATATCTTTTGAAATATTTCTCCTTGCTTTAAATCAGGACGAATATCTTTGTACCCATTAGGATATTTAACAGGATCAAGAGTGAGACGTTTATTTACCAAATTATTGACATTAGCCCCTTCATAGTCCTGAACGATATTCCTTGTAGATCCAAAGGCGTAAAAACGAGTATAATACCCCTCCTTACCGACTGTAACGGTCGGTACTGTAATGTTCTTGCCAACTTCAAGCCTAACGGCAATTCCATGTTCTGCTTTAGACAAATGAATTACCTTGTTAGCTTTATCTATCCACCATTCAGTCTCAAAAGCATTAGCTATACTATTCAGGGAAGAATAGATATCAACCGACTGAAAAGACAATGTAGCGGAGGCAGAAAGTGACGCATCAACCGTATAAGTCCAAGTCTCACCTGTCTCATTTTTAATCGCCTTACAAATTGACGACATAAAGTTTGCTGGATTATCCGTTAAAGTCCAATCCGGTTCACGACCTATTATTACATCATCGGAAGAATAAGTGTACATGAAAAATGAGACTTTAGCCCAATACATAACCACAGACTTAAACAAAGGCTTGTAGGAAAACTCTTCCTCGCTCTTCTGTATGGGAGAATATGGCTCAAGAAGAGAATACTTTTCACCGCCATATTCAATATAAGCCCCCATAGGTAATATATCTGATTTATCCGAATTCCATGACAAAACAATATGGTCGGACTGCATGAGTTCTTCCACATGTTCGCAAGATTCAGTTATAGGAACTGATAATAATATTTTTCCAGATATGTCTTTGATGTCTATCATAACGACATCAAATTTCGGGTATAAAAAAAAGAAGCCCTAAAAATTAGAGCTTCCAAACGTGACATCAGAAAGGAGGTCACAAATTAGGTTCTATTGGCAGGATTTGGCTCGCAAAACTTCATCGAAACTTTGCCAAAACTACGATATGCACTTTGCGCATAGGTAATATTTTTCCCAAGATAAATCAGATGATAAATCTCATTGCTATTATCGGGAATTTGAATATCAACTGCACCTTTGTACAATTCTTCAAAGAAAGATTTTTTCTTTGTTTGATAATCAGTTTGAGAACTTCCTTCAATAGTGAACGACAAGGTTATTTCTCGTTCATCCAATTTAGGATTGGCGATAATTACCTGTTTTCCATGTTCCAACCGGGATTTATTTTCAATAAAATCTTTCATAGGGGAAGAAGCTCCGATTGCATCAAGGAAGCCACGACCCATTCTCACACCCCATGTGGTATAAGCATCTTTGCTGTTAATTAATAAGTCATTTCCCATTATTATGCTTTTTAATTGGTTTATTAAATGATTTTTCTACTGACCAATGGTATTTGTTCAATCTTGCTCTTATTGTACTATATTTTAATCCAAGAATTTCACACCATTCAATGAGTGGTTTAACCTCTCCTTTATATTCTAAAAGACGATTTGAACGTTTGTTTCTTGATTGCTCTATGATTGTTATCCATCTACAATTTGAAGGTTCGTAATTACCATTACAATCTATACGGTCTATTGTTAGCCCCTTTTTATATCCGTTATTTACCGCCCAATCATAAAATGATTTGAAATTTTCGCGCCAATCATGGCAAATACATATTCCTCTACCACCATAATCCTTATAATGTTTGCTATTTAAGTAATAACACCGTTGCTTCATTCCTGACCATATAGTATAAAGTGGCGTTTTGAAAGCAAGGCCATGAGTAATACATGATTTTGAATTTTTTGCAGCAGTTTCCTTCATCAGACAACCACAACTTTTAGTTTGACCATTTCTTAGTAGATTTGAGCGTGCAACTTTGGTGTTGCCGCAATCACATTGACAAAGCCATTTATTATGCTTGCCTTTATCATTTGGTAACTTTTCTACTTTCTTTATAGTGACAAGCCTTCCAAATCTCATACCGGGCATTATTTTAATTTTTGCTTTCATTACATTTGAATTTAAAAGTGAGTTAACAACTCATTCATAATTTATAAATTTGATGTATTCTTTTTTACTTCTGCAATATCCGCCTTAATCTCTTTCAGATACTTAGCAGAGTTTCCTGTATTCTCTGAAATTTGTACAAGTTCAAGATAAGATTGAGCTATCAAATCTCGTGTCTCATCCGCTATATTTCTTGTTTCAATATCAACAGAAAGAACGGCATCCGTTTTGGCAGTTAATAGATTAAGTGATTGAGATTGATTGATGTTTTGCTGTTTAATTTCTTCCACCCCTATCCTTTGTGCATTAAGTTGCCCATTCAATACATCCACACTATCTTGAGAAGCGGCTACGGAATATCCCATAGTTGGAGATTGTTGAGTTCTTTCAATATCCGTATTCCAGCCAAAAGCGTTCATTAGCTTGTCACGTTCAATAAGCAAGCTATCGGCCAACTGCTGTTGCATATCACGAAGCTGTTGAACTTCATTGTCAGAAAGGCCATCTTCGCCATACTTCGCCCAAGTATCATATAGCTCTTTTATTTTGTCTTTGTATTCATTTGCAATAAGAGATTTAAAAATTGCATTTTGCAAATGCTTCTCAAAGTTATCGGCAAAATCCTCATTAGTGCTATCCAAATCAGAAAGTAAATCAGCATATCCGTTTTTAAATTCGTCAAAACTCATTCCTGTGATAGCCTCTTTTTCCTTTTCCACAATCTCAGTAAGCTGATCTCCATAATCAGCAATATTCTGCAAGTAAGTAACAAAATCCTTATTAACAGTGTCTAAAACAGAAACGAGCTTTTCATCAGTAAGTATCTTTTCTATTTTTTCAGAAGATAAGTCCCAAAGCTGCCACTCCGCCGTTATCTTTTCTCCTGCAAGATCCGATATCCTTTTAAAATCTTCCGGAGAAAGACGTTCTGCAATACGATATCCCAATGAGTGGGACCCGATACTTGCCCCACTTGATGCAAGCTGTTTAATCAATTGGCGCTGTCTACTTATTTGGATATTAACAAGCTGCTCGGCTTCTTCCGCAGCTTTCATGGCTTCCGTACCATAGTTAATATCAATGTATTCCATTTTTTTATTTATGAGTTCATCCCAAATAGTTATAAGGTGTTCGTATTGGGCTTTCATTTTCTCATAACCGGAATAATCCGCGCCTCCAATACCAGGGATAAGCCCTCCTAAAGAAATTACGGAGGTTAGCGCCCCCTTAACAGTCTGCAAACCACCGGTAACAATAGACATAGGCTTTGTTAGATCGATTCTTTCAAGACCATTCAACATTTCCCCAAACCCCGACATTGTACCTTCCAGCCATTCAGGGGTCTTTACACCGAGCGTTTCCATAATACCGATAACCTGATTACCGGCATCCACATATTGGCCTATCTCTTCAACTCCTTTATGCAAGGCAGTAGTGGCTTCCGACAAAGCTTTCTGTTTATTATTCTTTGCACTTTCGAGAGTAGACTTAGCATTTTTCTTTTCTTCATCCGTACCTTCTTTGAGAGCCTTGTTATATGCTTCCTGCGCTTCACGTTGAGCATCAGTGGCATTTTTAAGGGATTTAAAGGAAATAGTCATGGCTTCAAACGGATTACGTTCTGAAACTTTCTCATCAATCCGTTCGATAGCATCTACCAGTTCTTTAAGGTTTTCAGGAGATAAATCCTTTTGAGATGATATAAAGTCTTTAAGGTTAGCTTTCAACTTCTTCAAAGTATCAGTGGATACCTTATCGAGATTGCCAAAGATCTGCTCCCAATTCATTCCTTTTTTCAGTTCAGACAAATCAATGTTTTGAATAGCTTCTGCCATTTCCTTTTGAAGCATCTTTTTATCACCTTCGGTCGTAGCTTTGGCTATTTTGTCGTTATACTCTTTTGTTATGGCTTCTTTCTTTTGTAGGAATGTACCGTATTCTTTTAGATAGCGGTTCATGGCTTCAAGCTCTTCTTTGTTCACATCAGAGATTGATTTGTCACGCTTATTTTCTGCCTGTGAATATGAAAGGGAAATCTGTGCAGATTGTTCTTGAGTAAGTATTCCTCCATTGGCTTTTGTCCATTCCTGTTCCTGCTTTCGAATAGCATCCAGTTCTTTCTGATAGTCTAAGTCTATTTGTGCCAATTTCTTTTCAGTACCCTCAGCCATGAGGTTGATTTCATTTTGCTGGTTCTTTCTACGGAGGGATAGAAGCTGATCGGATAGCCTCTCTTGCTGCTTAATCTGAGCTTGATTTTCTTGTTTGGTTAATGAACCTCCAGTAACTCCACCTAAATCTTTATAAGCTTTTTGGGTCGTATCTGCTCGTTTCTTAGCTTCTTCATATTGCTTTGAGGTAAACTTAGATTTATCCTTTTCTATTTCTGAGAGTTTCTTTTTAGCTTCTTCCCAGTCTTTCTTGGCTTTCTCGTAATCTTGCTGATAAGTAGTCTTATTCTTTTCAGATTCAATACGAGTCTGCTTGGTTGATTTAGCTGTATCTATAAGTGTCTTAATATCTTTCACCTTATAAATTGCTTCATCGGACAAAGAACCTTTCACATCAATAGGCAAACGTAGTTTTATAGAACCATTCTCACCTTGTCCTTTAATTCTTTTTTCAAGTTCAGATATATAGCGATCAAACTCACTAATATCAATATCCTTTAGACTGGATATGAACTGTTCCGAAATACTCTTCCCTTTTTCTTGCAACATTACATTACGAGTGGAACGAAGTTCTTTTAGCTTTTTCACATAGCCATCAACGCCTTGCTGACCAGACAAAGTTTTTAGGAGATTTTCATAGTACTTTATTTCTGACTCTATATCAGAAAGGTTTTTAGCTTGCTTTTCTCCAACTCGTTTCGCATCTTCTTCTGCTATCTGTTGCTTTAGTTTAAGTATATCAGCAAGTTTTATCGTTTCAATATCGTATTGGGCAAATATTTTGGGATATTCACTTCGTAACGCCGCCAAATTTTCACCTCTCTGCAAATCAGACAATGCAATATCACGAGAACTCTGTATCAGAGCATCAATTTTCTGTTTATGTTCCTGTGCCTGTTTAGCAGCTTCCTCTTGCTGTTCATTAAACCTTCTTTGGGCTTTTTCCGTTTCGGTAGATGAATCATGCAATGCCCACATAGCAGATGTTAATCCAATTACCACCGTAGCCACTGCCACATAAGGATTAGTAAGCATAGCTGCATTAAGAGCCAGTTGTGCTTTCCTTGCCAATATACGAGCGTTAGTAAGTCCAATTTCCACAAGGGTATGCTTGCTTTCAGCAGCAGTAACAAGCATCACAGCAGTACGATACGCTCCATAAGTAACAACAAGACCAGTCAATACCTTACCAACAGTTTCGTAGTTCTGAATTAATGAAGTGGTCATCTGAATACCATCCATAATAACGCCTTCCGACTTAGTACCCAATTCATTAAACACTGTGTTTATTGCATCCTGCATCATAGATAGCTGCCCATTAATAGTCTTTGAAGCGTTCTCAGACATATTATAAAACTTGCCACCTGCCGAAGTAGCATCTATAAACGCTTGCTGTACCATTTCAGCAGATATTGCCCCTTTAGCCATTTCTTCTTTGAGGGTCGAAATAGATTTTCCGGTCTTGTCTGCCATAATCTGCAACGGATTGAATCCGGCATTAATCATCTGGTTCAGGTCTTGTCCCATAAGTTTACCAGCAGCAGACATTTGGGAAAAAGCCAATGTTAAAGAATTAAATCTCTGCGAATCTCCCATAGACACATCTGATAAAGCTTTCAAATATTTAATGGTGTCTTCTGCTTGAATATTAAATCCAAGCATCATTTTTTCAGCACCCACCATATCAGACATGGTAAGTGGAGATATTTTAGCAAGTTCTTTGATTTGAGGTATCAAATTACCAGCCATATCCTTGCCAACTAAAGTTTCAATTGCTGTTTGCGTAGATTGGAACTCACCCCGTACTCGGACTATTTCAGAACCTAATGCTTTCAATACCCCTACTCCGCCAATGATCGCCAATGCTTTTTTCCAAGAAATAGCAAAACCTTCATTTGCATTTACTACATCTTTAACATCATCCTTATAAAGAGCGTATTCATCACGAAGTTTTTTTACTGACAGACGTGCTTCCGCTTGCTGTTGCGTCAATCCAAATAAAGACGCCTTTTCTTCATCCAAAGCCCTGCGTGCAGCATTGTATTCTTCCAACTTTCCACTTGCTGATAATGGATTTCTTTTCAATGCTATACGATAAGCATCACCAAGACGTTTCACATTATATTCCACATCTTTAACAACAGTCTTTTGAGCAATAATCTTTTCAGTAAAACCATTAACCGCCTGAGAAGCATCAAAAATCTTCCTCTTGAATCCGGTTTCCATTTCAGCACCTACCTTTGCAGCACTGGAAACCAATGCCTCCATCCTATGGGTAGAAGCGGAAAGTTGAGAATTAAGAGCATTGAATGAAGCAGGAGAACGTGTAGCGTCCATGCTTTTCAGCTCTTTTTTTAGTTTATCTATCTCATTACGAAGTTTTATAACCTCTTCATAATCAGCCTGAACATGAAACACAAGTTTCGCCATAAATTATTGTTTATTTAATGTTTTACCTTTTATTCTAAAATATTCTTCCTCAGAAACTTCTTCCATAATTTCACCAGAAACAGTATGAAGCTTGTCTTTCTGCATTATTACCATGTTTCTGTACGGAATTTTATACATGACTTCATCATAAGACAGATGCAGATTTTCCATGAACGATGCAATCTGTCCAAGCAAGCAGTTATTTCCTACTGCTTCTGATTTGCTGTCAGATTTGCTACGTTCTTGGCTAAAACTGACAGCTTGTGAAAACTTTCTGTTGATATCATGGATAGGCCGATAGCCAACCCTTCAACCACTTCATCAAACTCTCCATTAGCCAATTCTTCCGAAAGACTTTCATCGCCCTTTATAAGCCATGATAAAGCTAAAGAAGCCTGTTTTGTATCTTTCAAAGAACGAAGCATATCCATTACTGTAACACCATCCTTTAAATCTGAAAGATAATATCCAGCACCTGCTATCCTGTGAATTGTTGGAGGATAGATTACATAGGCATTTCCATTCACAAACACCGTTTCAAAATCCTTACCTAAAACGGATGCATTTACTATTTTTGATGCGTTCTTTTCCATAAACTAAAAAGGCGGTGAGCAACCACCCACCGCCATCCTAAATAAACTGTTTTTACATTTACTTCATAGATGCCTCCTGAACTCCTTCTACCGCGGACTGGTCAAACCAAAATTCAGATCCAATACCCTTATTTTCCAATGCGACAGCGGTAACTCCGAGACCAATATTCTTTTCCACAAAGTTGCCCTTAGCAACAATATTTGCTTTTGTCAAAACAACATAGTTGCCAGTCTTTGTTTGAGCAATAATAGCCTTCTCAATTACATTGGTTGATTCCGGGCGTTTCCATCCCACAGCATTATCTTCCGAAGAAGCCTTTGTTCCTGTTGCAGTAATAGCTTCACCACCTTGCAAGTCGGCTTTTTCCATATATGAGTATTCACCCATTGTGAAAGAAATGGTGGGGATACTGTTTTTAGTCTTGTCAATATAGTAGGTTTGCCCTGTCAATTCATTGACATATTCCGTTGTTTCCGGGTCTGACTCTTCATATCCCCACGTATCTTGGTGAGAATTTAGCACTTCTTTTGCACCACCGCTTGCAGCGATCAATGCCTTAATAGATGCAGCAGTTACAGCCGCATTAATCACATCAGCGTACCATATACGCTTAATTCCGATATACTGTTTCTTAGCCATATTAGTTTACATTTAATACTTCAAATAAAATCCTTACATTCACATAATGACACTTCAAAGCTGTGTCCGCTTCTGTACTGATTGATTCGATAGAATACTGATAAGGAATACCGTTATAGGAATTTACAACATCTCCTAATATTTCAACAGATTGCTGTTCAAGTTCTGCTATTCGGATAAGATTCGCGATACCTATACCAACATCAGGAACGCACAAGTTTACTTCTACAAAACCTTTCTTCCAATAAGTATCAGGAGACTGGCTTTTGGGCCGGATAACAATTCGTTCCGTTTTCATCCGGTAATCAGTATCATCAGGAATAAGTGGAATATTACCTTTTTGATAAATCTCCCCTATCCCGAAAGCCTTGCAATCCCGGTAGAGAATGTTTCCTATGTCAGTAGTTACTATCATCGTTCAAATCTATCTTTCAATCTTTTTTCTGTCCTTATCGCTGCACTTCCTGCAACTTCAAAGCCTTTAGACTCCACGAATGACGCATATTCAGCTTCATTTTTCAACGTTAAGCCCGACCTGTCAACCTCATATCCGTTTGATGCTCTCAAATGCCCTGTTCGGTCTGTATAACTTCCGGTTTTCTTAGCATCTTCAACAAAAGCCTCTCCTTCTTCTTCCATACCAGAAAGAACTTCCGATTCTCCCTCATTGAAGAACTCGTCTATATCCGAAAAATCAAAATCTACTCCAACCATATCACTCTGTATGGGAAATAGTTAGTCTCCAAAGGACTTTTAACAACACCTTCACCTCTTATGCTTCCGTCAAAATTTAAGCAACGAACTTCTGCTCCTGCTTCAACCTTTGACGGTTTATCAAAGACTACCTTGTACTTGAAATCATACAGAAAACCATTGACAGATACTTTCTTTTCCGCGCTCACATCATCACAACGGCATTTGCATATATCCTGCCAGCTCTCACCACCGGTTCCAGGAATAGATCTTCCGAACTCATCCTTATCCATCGGGGTGATAACCTTAACCTGCAATATGTGAGGAGCGAATATCATAAGAATGTCACTTTAGGTTTATCCGTTAATTCATCAGTCAATCCATACTGTTTGCACAGAAATGAATAGTAGTCCTTAATTCCTTGAATGTTCCAAGACATTGAAAAACCGCTTTCACTGATTGAAGTAGCACGAAGCAAAAGAGAAGGTATGAACTTCGCAATCGCAACAGAGACACGATCGTAGTAATCATTGTTCATTTCATCCTCTCCGCTTATCTTCGAGTTCAGACACATATCCAGAAGATCAGCCTCCGACAACTGAATGCTGAAAGACTGAAACTTCTGTGATATGTATTCGTTTACCGTCATGCGTTCATTTTTGAAAGGTCGAAATTCACAATCTTATTCGGAGCGGTAAACTCAGGAACCCATTCAGCGGTGTACTCCATATATCTACCTTCCTCATCACGATAGTTACATACGGACATCTGGCCTTCGGCTTGGCTATATGTGCGTCCCGGAACAGGATCGGTCATTACGTAAGGCCTGTGATGGCGCATACGCATTACGTTATCATTTTGTAATAAGGTAATACGATCATCAGAATAAACCTGTACGTTTTCTCCGTTCTGATTTTCTACGTAATCCTCCTTGATCTCAATTGCCGGAAGCCCAATACCTGTAAATACACTTGACGCCATTTGAGACGTAATTAAGCCACCGCCAACATAGAATTGGTTACTTCCAAGAATCATCTTGAAGGTTTGGCCGAACTCCTTGTTGCCGACAATATTTTTATTGAAAGTGCTACGAGACATAATCATCTTTGAAAAAACCCCATATTTAACTTTCAAAGCTTCAATTTGCTCTTTAAGATAGGAGATGAACTTATCCTTTTCAGATGCTTCCGGAGTGATAAAATGGAACGGCAAATCAATATCAAGGACTTCAATGTTTTCTTTGTTGTCTGCCAAATGAACTTTTGCCTTACCAGTCATTAATAACTCACCAACGACAATATCCATACGCTTGTGAGGAGCAAGCAGGATTTGACGATAATCATCAAATATGAAATCTATAATTTCATTCAAGATAGTACGCTGATCGGCAGTATTGGCAGCATTGAACTTGTCAAGGATGTCCTGCAATTGGGACAGCCGTTCAATATCCATCTGATAACGGTCTCCCAAATAAGCAATCTCAGTATAACCGCTTCCAAGCGACCGTCTTTCACGAATAGGTTTCTGATCGTTCTTGCCAATGATAGAGCCTGCCATCACTCCTGTAACTGTACCAAGATACGTCTTGAATACACGAGTTTTAGTTTCAAGGAATGAACCATATTGCTGCCAATATATTCTATCCAATCTCGTTTGTAAAACACGATCAATAACCGCATTTACAATTTGAGGATCTGTAAACAAAGTTTGTATAGTCAAATTCATAACTCTACTTTTTTAAGATTAATACTCGAATTGGAAACGGTCAGTAAGCCCCTCTTTATCCAATTCATGAATAGGCATAGGGAGTTTAGGCTCTTTAATCTCATACGCCTGCATTAGAAGTGTGCAAAGAACTGGGCCATCATCCTCTACTTTCTTTTCATCGAAAAGGACAAAGTTTGCTGTATTCTTCTTTGCTGTTCCAGCAACCGCAGTAGCCTCAAACAAAATCGCATCTTTAGCGATATTCTCGCCAAAAGCGGCCTTGATAGTCAAAACATCATAATTGGCGTTAGACTTATCAATAGCGGTTACTTCTGCGCCTTTCTTGCCACTACCTACAAACATTCCGATGTAAGCCAAAGACCCTTTTGCGATTTTAATAGACAAAGCGGATTCACCTGTTGTGTACGCTTCAACCACTTTCATATTACGGACAGGAACGATAGTACGTTTCTTTAAGTCCGCTTGTACGGGCGTAAATACAGGAAGAACAGAGCCTACAACAAGATTGGCAATATCCAACTTCCAAGGCCCACTCTTTCTGACACCCGTATCCACACGATAAAACTCTTCCTGCTTGTATTCCGGTTTCAAGTTAAATTTTTGACCTGCTGCCATAAATTTTAATTTTTAGATTCAACAATAGTTTTTGTGCCCTCATTAATCATACTGGCGATAGATTCGTTTTCTTTCTCAATCTTCGTTTCTGCTGATTCGGGAGGGGTTACGCCTTCGAATCCGTCATTTGCGAACTCCTGTTTCAAGTCCTTGAAATAAACATCCAAGTCCTCATCGTCCTTAATGGCACATCGTTTGGCGTAGTTTTTGGGAATACCATACTCCTTAGCCTTTGCCATAATCTGCTCTTGACGGGTAGCTTGCAGTTTTTCTTGCTTCAAGGTGGAAACCTCTGCCAAAAGGCTCTTATTGGAATCAATCAAGGCTTGTGCCCATGCAGGCACATCATCTTTCTTTTCTTCCGGCTTTGGATTTGGGTTAGGATTCTCGATTTTCGTTTTCAATTCGTCCAATTGCTTTTGCAGACCCGATTTTTCGTTTCTAACAGTGTCAATGTCTCCTTGAAAAGCTTTTAAAAGTCCTTCGACCCCACTAATAGCGGTTTCTATTTGACTTTCTTCTGTAACGGTTTTTGATAAGTAGTCGGCCACCCCGTCAAACGCCTTGTCGCCAAACCCAAAGGTTTTATACTTCGTTTTTAGTGCTACTAAAATTTTTCCTTTCATACCGTATGAATTATTAAATTTAGAATTTACTTTTCGAAAGTAAAAATACCGCTAATACAGTTGATTAGTAAACATTTAAGACTTTCATCTGTGACATCAGAGCAATTGTCACAAATATGATGTAAAAAGTATCCGTAAGCGATATGAAGCAGTAGATTGATGCTATAATAGAACATATAGCGTAAGCTATTTGAGCCGCTGCTATATATCCTATTTTTCTTGTACTAAAATTATAACCCCCGTATTTTTTCTGACTAAGGGTCAAATTTCTGTTCTATTTTTCATATTTTCATTTTGTATCACCTGCTCTTCCTTTATTTCCGCAAGTTCCTCTTCCACTCGATCAGAGTTACCCGCAAACATAATTCCTTCACGTGTTGACCAGATGCCACCTCTGACAGCGGAAACAGCAGTAGTCACCTTATCATTCAAATCATCAATCATAAATGGAACAACTTCCGTTTCTATATCAATAGTCTGTGATGCCTTACTGAACTCGGATGGATTAATAGCGCCTAAAGCGGTAACAAGGAAATTCACTCTTCGTTGCAAGAAATCGCCTATTACTTCTGCATGATTGGAAACTGCCATGTGTGCTCCCATAAACATAAAACGAAAAGCTGTACCGGAAGCCTTGCCAACGCCTTTCAGAGTTTCGAAAGATATTCTTGGAGTGTTTGACATATCGTAAGCGTTATTCGTCAAAGTTTCAGCTTCAAATTTTACAGTTTCCGGAACTTGGTTCCACGTAAGATATTGAGCATCCGCGCCTTCCCCTGTGAGTTTTACGATTTTATCTTTATTCTTCCCGACAAAACCCTCTACGTCCCCGACTAATTTAAGCAATGGGAAAAAATGGTAGTCTATGCAATCGGCATAGTTGGATAATAGCTTCTCCAACCGAACCCGGAAGGTCTTAATCTTATCACAATAAGGTTCAGGACGGTAAGCATATATAACAGGCAGCTTCTTAAATCCATGTGCAAAGGTTGGTCTTTCCTCGTAGCCTTTAGACAAATCCCATTGATAAACCATTTTGTCGGTAATAGTCATGAAGCAGGTAATTTCAGAATCGTCCATAAGTTTTTTCTTATATTCTCGAGAGAAAGCTATCAAATCCCCCTCGTCATTAAAAAATGGATAGAGCTTATCACCTCTAAACGGAGACCATAATACGCTTTTCAGTTTCTTGGTAGGCTTTACCTTACCTCCAAAGGTAGTCTTAACTTTATTCCAGAATTTAATCCAAAACGAATCATCATCAGTCGCATACCAATATTCAGCCACTTCCTGCTCGGAAAGCCAAGATCGAACAATTTTCTTGTTCTGATATTTAGTTTTATTTGATTTAAATACAGCCTTAACAGCATCCAGCAGCTTTTTTTCTTCGTCATTAGCAGGAGTGCAATCCATTGACGGTTCAATTCCGACTGTGAAGGCTGTTTGGATGTTTACTATATCCTGTTCCAATGGAATAGAGATACGGTTCACTGGTTCGGTCTTATACTTTGCTTCGATTTCATAAGTTTTACCAGCCTTTTCATCAAAGTGTTTCTCTGCTTCCTTCTCAAGAACCTTTCTGTCCGGGTACTTTTCTTTATCAACCATGATTTCATGGCATTTAGGATTCCAATCTTCCCACAATTTACAACGGTCAGGAAGTTCGGTCTTTCTACCTTTCTTCAGGTAGTTTATCTTCTGCCCGATGTCAGGGAGTGCTAATATTTCTTCTAAATTCAATGGCATAGTTTATATTTTTAATGTGTGAATATTCCTGTTAAATCTTTCGGCTTCTGAATCTTTCCAAGAATAACCCCATATACATAATACCTAAAGGCATCACATAAGTGGTCTGCCTGTCCGTCTGCTGGTTGATTTATATATCTTCCGTCCTTATCCTTATCCCAAACATAGTTTCTTAATTCGTTTTGGAGGTTATAAGAACGTTCAGTAACAAAGATGTTGAACTCTTTTGCTTTTTCTATTCCGGCAACGATAGAACCTGCACCTTTTTCCACTGGATAAATTCGTATCCCTCCGTTATGTATCTCTTGAATAAGTCTTGGATCTGCACTGTCGGCTATCACCTTCATACCATACGGACGAAGTGTTTGAATAATATCCTTAGTAAGCATCTGCGTCTTGTAGCATATCTCATCTATGTACAAGTCATCCCCGACAACTCCACATTTGACGATAGCTGTCTCATCGTGTGTAAACCCAAAATCAAGACCAATTGAAACCTTTTGCGCCCACTGTGGAAACTCCTTGACAATTCCGATTTTCTTGTATATAGCACCTTCCGCAACGTCAGCCCAACGACCAATAACCACATGAGCATACTTTTCGGGATTGTTCGCTTTCATATCCGCCACTTCTTTCAAGAACTCAGGAGAAAGGTTCTCCAAGTTATCAAAATACGTAGTATGGATATGAAGCACATTCGGATGAGTAGAGATTTGAACCGGCACACCGTCAATCTCTACAAGTTTGTGAGTTTTCTCAATGTACTTCTTGTAGATGAAGTGGTTGGAATCACAAGGATTCATTATGATGATTACCCGGTTCTGAATACCTTTCTTACGGATAGAGAGCCTTATTTTATCGAACTCTTCTTCGCTGGTCCACTCTTCCGCTTCATCGCAGACGAAAGTCGTAATGCCTTGAATGGATTTCAGTTTTGCAGTCTGGTTCCCGGAAGAAGTCTTGATACCCCGGAACATGATACGGCTCTTAGTCATTTTGTTGACTATATCTGTCTTGGTAGTCTTGAAATACTTCGTTGTTCCGTCAAGGTCTATCTTTTCCATCATTTCCGGGATGATAGACATACCAGCGGAAACCATTGTGTAACGGGTGTAAAGAATCTGATGAACAATTTTCTCTACGGGAGTCATTTCAAAGGTCAACCGCTCAATGAAAGTGGAAGCGTTGAAAGATTTACCCGAACCACGCCCACCGGTGATAAGGATAATGAATTTCTCCGTATCGGTGTATAGTGGATGATATATTTCTTGAGGTACTATCATTTCAGCTTGTCTTTTATCCATGAATCAATGCTGATACCGTGTTCTATATCAGTAGGAATGTCTGCATCTTCATCCTGCTTGCGTTCAACCTTTCTCCAATCTTCATCATAATGGTACAGCCAAACAGACTGTGCTTGTAAACTTGGAGCCAACTCACCTTCTACGATTTGAACTTCTTCCTCTCCGGTTAGATTACCATCTCTGTCTTTTATCTTTCTGATAGTAGTATTCTTAGTCTTAACACCTCCAAGAGCCATAGCAAGAAATTTGGCACGCACAAGCGAGTTTAAGGCACAACGCGCACGCGACAATACTTCCGATAATTCGGGGTAGCGGCTTTTCTTCTCACAGAAAGTTTGCGGTAAAATTCCGACTGCATGAGCGATTTCCTTATCAGTGAATCCCTTTTTGGCATACGATTCAACGAGTGAAAGAAAGTCCTCGCTTGTATAATCAAACTTGGGCTTTCTTCCTCCTTTACCTTTTTTGTTTTGAGATTCACTGTTACTCATATCAATCATCCATTATTATTACCCATATATATGCGGCGAGAAACAGGCTTATTTCCATAGATATTAATTCCTCTTTTTGAGAAATAGCTATCTATTCTTATACCATATCTTTCCATTATGGATTTTGTTCTGTCTCTTATGCTCCTTTGTCTATCTGTACCAAGTCCGTATTGCCTTCCGGCATTATACATTATTCGTCTGGACTGTTGATATAGCTGACTATATGTTTTCTTTCTAACTCGGCTTTCCTCCCTAAAAATCAATCAATTCTTTCTACTTGTTCATCAAAAACTTCTCCCTTTATAAACTTCATATCTGGTTCATACCCGAACCTTTCGCAGAAAGCGGCTTTAGCTTCATAGGTATCGAAGGACAACATCACATAGGCATCCATGTTCTCAGCTTGCTTCTGTGCGTTTTCTTTCACCTGATGCTTGACCTCTTTCATGTGGGCTACCTTTTCAGCACGTTCCAACTGTTTGGCGGCTTTATCGGCTTCTTTCTGTTCTGTTACAGGCGACATCATGCTTTCCAGTTCGTCAGCAATGAAGCTTTCTTCTTTGGTCTGCAAAAGGAAATCAACCCCAATCATATTCAAGTCGGCATCCGTCAATCCTGCATCTTTCCAGTCAATATCAGGAACAATACGGGCAAGAGCGTCAAAATCCCAAGAACCTTGTGCATTAGGGTTGTTCATTAGAATATTCAACTCCTTTTCCTGCTGTTCGTCCACGTCTATGACATCGACACGAATGCGGTAGTCGTTATCGGGAAACTTTTGCAATTCGTCCATGACAGACAAACGCTGGTGCCCGCTAACTACGGTAAGCCCGGTACGCTTATTCACAACTATTCCACCTACCAATCCGAATTTCTTGATGCCACGTTTCAGTGTCTTACGTGATTCATCGGATAGTTTTCGGGGATTATAATCCGCAAAGTGAATGGCAGAACGATTAAGTTCCACCGATTCACTCTTTATGTATTTTGATAATTCCATATCATCCATTAGTTAACCCCATATAAATTCTTCGAGATACTTTTCTCGCGCCATCTTGTTGTTTCCCCTCGTTATACCCAAAGGTTCGTTCAATGTATCGAATATACTTTCTTGCAATAGAGTTTACTCTGTTCAGCCTATTACCCGTTAAAGTACGAGATAGTCTGTATCTTTGCTCTGCAATATCATCAATTGATTTTCTTCTGACTCGGCTTTCCTCCTATTGCTTTTGTTGATTATTATACTCCCAAAGCACCCTTTCAGCCATTGGGAAAACTTTGTAAATTCTCTGTAAATCTTGCGGGTAATTCTTCTCCATCCAAAGCATACAATCAAGATTGAAGCCTACTCCCGAACTGGCTTTCAATGAATACCGAACTGGTTCGGGTAAATTATGCTGCCTCATATAAGCAAGAATATCCTTTTGTGTCCAATCAGCTAAAGGATAAACCATACCGTTATTCTCGTAGTCGTTTACCTCATACCCTTTCAACATAAGTCTACGATTCATACCGTCAGCTTTTTTCATGCCCAAGAATGTATAATAAACTCCATGAGTAAGTTGCATAGCCTTTACCACATCTGCCAACTTCAACAGCTTTACTTTCGGATTTGGCACACAATACATACCGCCACGGAGAATATAAGTGAGATTCCAATGTGGTACTTGAACAAACTCTATTTTCGGATATTTGGCTTTAGTCCAGTTTATCCAACGGTTAATATGTTCCAAATTCTTAACGAAATACATGAACACGCAAACAATCCGGTCAAACTTCGGATAGACTAAATCAAGCAGAACAAGCGAATCTTTACCAAGTGATAAAAACAGTAAAGCCTCATTCGATTTTACCCGAATGAGGTCTATATACCGGTTCGCTCGTTCTACCTTGTTCATAGGTTAGCCACCGTTTAATCCCATTGAAACACGTAAATCAGCGTAACGCTGCCTACGTGAACCTAACTGCGTAGTACTTGCTGTACCTCTACGATTGGCAACCAATCTACCACCTGCCCCTGCACCATTCATATTTCTGCGAGGCCCGGCTACTCTGTTAATTCTTCTTGCGACTCTGCTTTCTAATTTTAAAAGTTAAACAAATCAATCTATATGTTTCTCTAATATCTTACCCAAAGTATAATCCATTTGTGCGGCAAGATACTCTTCGCCTTGATGTTCGTAAACAATATCATTACCGTTTTCATCTGTGAGAATAACAGCTTCTGCTGCTTTCACTTCAACGATAATATAAGGACGTTTACCTGTATATGCACCTGTCAGAAGCTTGATTGCATCGTACTTGATAGGCTTCAATTCTACCTCACCTTCTTCAGGCAGTTCTGCATCAGCCGGATATTCTTTACCGCCACATAGGTAAGTGATATACTTCTTAGCGTTAGTTGGTCTGATTTCACGGTATTCGTGGGTTTTCTTGCCTGCCAAGATTTCATCGAAATACTTCTGTTTGATGCTTAATGTAAGAATGTTCATAATCGTGTAAATTTTAAATTAATAATCATAGTTGCGGGTAACGGATTCGAACCGCTGACCTTCACCAAGTCAAAGTGACGAGCTGACCACTGCTCTAACCCGCGATAGTACCCCAAAGGTACTACCACAACCAAAGATAACGAAATATATACAAGTTCTATCTGTGACAATTAGTTTTAAGTCACAAAATCTTTTTCAGATAGGTATCTCTTTTCTCTCTGCACGCTTCTAAGGTAGGCGCACAACAAGAAAACAACTCACCGCTTTCAGTACGATAGTCGTACTGGTACATTCTCACTCTCTTACCTCTCAATCTGGTGTTGTAGGTGGTGTAATTCTCTTTACCGGGCTGGCATACGCTGCAACCGTTTACATTTATTGAGTTCATAATTCAAGTAATTGTTTCGTTTTATCCACGTCTACAAAACTCGTCCACCCTGCTTTATGCAGCTTTATAGCTGCCTCTCTGATTGTGATTTTGCCACTCTTGACACTTTCTTTCAAAGATTCTAATACATTCTTCATTCTTAATTCATTTTTACGTTCAATCTTTCTTCACTCGTATAAGCCACTACAAACCCTGTTTCATCATGCTGTATGGTGATGTACTTTTCACCCCTCTCTATAGTAGAGAAGTCATAAGGGGTTACCATCTTACCCAATACCTTGCCCAGTTGCTTCATCAGTGGGGCTTCAGGGCTGATAACTAAAACTAAATCTGCTTTCATAATCGTGTATATTGTGGTAGCCATAAGGCTACCGGATTAGAACTCAA